GGTCCATTTACGTGTAAATGATTTGCCTTCGGCCTTGTGTTTCAGTATCTTAGCGAACTCTTTTTTACGCAGTTCGGAAACCGTTTCTGTATCATGGTCGACGCAAGCCCTGTACAGTTTAGCCAATAGCTTTTTCTGTTTCATGGTTGTGTCCTCCTGGAAAAATATTTATTTAAAAATATCTTTTAATATCTGTTTGTGCCGTTGATCTTTTGTTGTCGGGTAATCTTTTCAAAATCTTCACCGCATTCTCTAGAACAGAATGCACCCGGGGTGGGATCATCGCACACCAAACAGTACCCAGTGATAGGCGGTACTTTGGGTCTACGATTTAAGTTTGTTTGTAACCAAAATTCTGTTGCGGCATCCGCATCGTCAAACAAATCACTCATTACTATTTTCCTTGATTATTCATTATTTTTTAATCCATTGCTCTTTCGATCAGTGGGCGTATCAATGTCTTGAAATAGACGTTTTTCTTGTACTGTGGGCTCTTTAAAAAACTTTCTAGGATTACCACACATGGCACAGTTAGGGTCGCCGCAGGTTGTGGCATGAACTTTGGCTAGTCTATGTTCAGGACCTGTTGGAAATCCATGGGCTTTGGCAATCTTGGATTGCTTTTTAATGGCATTGTCATCCTTTAACAAACGCCGTGAATGCTTGATTTTATCCTCGTCTTTGCTCATACCAATATTTAACCTTTCGATTATTTTCCGTGCTTTAAGTACCAAAATGTAGCTAAACTGTCGCTCATCCACAGGTCGTTGGTAAGCTCTGTTGTCCACCATTTGCCCTGATACTTAGGAAGACCAAACTGTTCAACCATCCATTGTGTTTCTTTGCGCAGTTCTGCACTGCTACAGTTCACTCGTATGAATACTCTGGGTTCAAACTCTTGTGTAGCATTATTCCATATCTTTTTGTTGACTATTGTGGCACGGCCCACAGGTGCATCATCCCAATCCACTCGTATGCTTGATGTGTACATATACTTTAAACTTCCAGTTCTCGAGCTTGTAGTTTGATCCAGGTTAACTCTTTGGGTTGGATTTTTTTGTGAGTGTCTCGTCCGTGTTGTCTTACAAGCACAGCACCGTTGGCATTTTCCAACCATATGCGAGTGGCATGCTCATAGCATTGCCCGTGCAAAGTACGCTGATACTGAGTACTGTATTCTGGATGATACCCACGCTGGATAGCATAGCGTGTGGGCTGATCAAACATCTTCATCCCCAGTGGAAATTCGTAGTAGTAATCAATCATTCTTTTTTCCATTTTAGTTCAAACAGCATGGCATCACGCTGATCTAGAAATCTATACTCAGCTACTTCATCCCACTGCAGGCTGACATCGCTAACATCCTGTGCATCATAGCCCTGGTAACTGTCACAATGTTCTTGGGCCCATTGGTTCATGCTATCCCAGTATTCAGGCAAATGGTCATAGCCCTGGGCATTGTGTGTGTCAGTGATGTATACACTATGCACGTTCATGCTTACTCCATCTCAATGCAAACAACATAGCATCATGCGGATTTTCAAAACGAAAAGCAAATCCTTCTGTTGATTTCCAACCGTGTAAATGATAACACATTCCCGGAGTTTTGTCAAGCCATTTGATTATATTGTTGGGAGCATGGTCTGCATTTTCCAACATGGTCTGCCAAGAAACCACTATTTCTGTCCAATCTTCAGGAGGGGGCCATGTTTCAATCTTTGTCACGGAGTTGATCTGCAAACTTGATTAGGAACCAGCTTCGAGCTGACTCATTGTAAAAGTCTAGCACAGTGTATTCTTGATAGAATCCATAGGCTCGGCCATTTTCTTTTATGCCTGTTTCCACCCACTCTTTGTGATAACGCTGAGTGAATCCCAACACCCGACGCATCTTGCTTCTAATCATTAAAACGCTGGGTTCATCCAGATACTCTTGTGTGAGCACCAACATGATGTTCTGCCACACTTGATGTGGCATTGTGATCATGCCGTTTGTTTTTTTGATAGTTCGCATACCAGTAAAAAATGATCATAGGCTCGGCGAACACTTTCGTGTTCCATGAGTTTGTTTGCTTCTTCCTGCATGGCCTGCACACCGGCTTCAGCACAGTCGTGAACACTGAGTCCTCTGAGAGTGGTAAGCCCGTCACCAAATGCTTCTGCCAACTCCTTCCAGGCCTTTTTCTGTCGTGCGGTCAACGGTGTTCGTTGAGGTCGCAGTTCACTGGCACGGCTGATAGCACGACAAATAGCATCTTCCGCCACTCGTCCAGCCGCAATCATGGGAGCCAATGCAGGATCAATATTGAACCTACGGCTTTGCCCGCCAGGGTAGCACATCACAAGATGTGTACCCCGAGGAAAACTGTCTATGGCTTCGTTGCTGTATTCAGCAACAGGCTCGTATCTACGCCCAACTTTTTTGTATAGTGTAGTCATGTATCTCTCAAATAATCAAAGATAGTACCGTACTCCCAACCTTGGAATGGCATTACATATTTGTTTCGCTCGCGGCGATAAACAGTGGTCAACCAGTACCACCGTCCATCAATATGTTTTGGTTTCCAAGCAAATACCGGTCCCCATGGCCCCTCCGGTCCTCGCCAAGTCATCCCCGCGTCAGTTGTGACCATGTTAAAAACTCCTTGAAAGCATTATACACTATTTTTGCTTCCTTGTCATCCTGCTCAACCTTTACACCACGCACCCAAAAACCATCAGGGCCCACTCTAATCATTTCTTCTCCGCCTGCAAGACAAGTAATGGTGTTGGGATTATTGGCTTGAGCCATTTCCGCCATGACAGTGTCGTGCGACTCTTGCCAGAAATCGCGTTGTGTTTTCATTCTTTGACCCCAAAATGTTCTTTGACCCTCATGCCTGTTGTTTTAGTGATATATCCACAGCCAAGAGAACTAGGACGTTCTGTGTCAGCCACCTGCGCACATTCCCGCACAATCAACTGGGCGAACTTTTCGTTATATAATCTAAACCAATGTCGCGGAATATCCGCTGATTGATTCTTTTCAGCATACTCTAAAGCCTGTTCAGCAAGTTGTTTAATTTGTTCGTTCATTACCAAGCTCCTGGCCAAGCCGCATAGCGGTTAATGGCAGTGTAGGCTGAACACATCTTTTTGGCCATGTCACTTTTGTGACGTCGATTCCAATAGCGATCAGCAATATGGGTAAGATCTTCTAGGTCCTCCCTGGTACCTGACCATTTGACATTGGCCACGCTGAGTGGACGACCGCGCCAGGCCGCAAAGCCATGATCCCAAATGCGTTCAATGATGTTTTGTCTGTTGGTCAGTCTACGGCCAGTGGACAAGTCATAGATGCCGTGTGTTTTGCGTGTGGCAAAAGCACGACGCCAAGGCCTAAAACTGTGGCAAAAACCCTGTCCTGAATCTTGTACGTCAAAAAATAGATTTTTAGATTCTACCCATTCTAGATATTTTTCAACCCAGGCTGGCGGCAACAGCTCTTGTTCCAGCTCGTTGCTGGCATGATCAGCTAGATACTGAACTCTATTTTCATGCAACACAAGATGGCTGGCCCTGTGCTTCTGCCCCAAGCTCAGTAAGAAGTCCAAGTTATTGGTGGCATCTTCTTCAGCCTTGGCCCCAATGGTAAACATCAACAAGGTATCACTGTCTCGGGTGTGATGCCCCGCACCCCAGCGATAGTCTCTGCGCAGGCGTTCTTCAGCATCACGTACAGCATAGATATTTTTGTAGGCCAACATTATCGTATCCTTTCAATCACTTCTGCGGCGTCTGGAAACTCTGTAATACCCTCTAAAAACTCTTCCAGCATTTCGTGTATCAACAAAGTTTTAAGACTCTGTGCTTGCTGACGATCAGACTGAGGAAGACTGCAAACAAAGTTTTCAACTGATTGCTCATCATCTAGTGTCCACATGATATCCAACAAAGCCACTTGCTTCTTAGTAAGTCCATCAATCTTATACTCCATGATTTAACTCCTTGAGTTCGTATTCTGATAAGTCGATAATGTCGCCAAGGTCTGTGGCTCCACGGCGGATGTAACTAGTACCGCCATCAGTAAAGATAGCACCACAACGACAGCGAACAAAGTCATGCCTGTGGGTGCTTTCAATGATATCTTCACATTTTCGGCACTGGCAACGATTGCGTACTACGCGATATAAAAGGTCATCCATGCGTTCTCCTTGAGTTTATTTTACCAGTGTCAGCCATACTTGCTCTTTTTCGTAGGCTGTTCGGTATTCAGTTCTAAATCCATGGGTGTCCTTAACCCAGGCAGTAACCTTGTCGTAGTTGCCCCAGGCTACTTCGGGGCATTCAGTGGTGATCCAACGACCAATGGCCCACATCATTTGACGATTGGCTGTGTCAGCACAGGCAATAGCACGTGGCATGTCCATGGCTAACATGGCTGTGAGAAACCCGCCTGGCTCGTAGCCATTGACCAGATAATGTGTCAATGCCTGTTGAGCGTGGTCAGGAACGACCATGCCCATGAAGCCTGGTTCACCAGTGTCGAAACTCAGCATTTTGTTAGTAAGTAAGCGTTTCTTTTTCATTGCTTGATCCTGTGAGTGCCGCCAACATAAGGTAGTGTTGCCATGCTTGTTGTACCGACTCGGGTTGCTCATATTGTTCATAGCCTATGGGTCCAGTGTCTACCCAAACATAAGGACTACGTCTAGGGTGAGCACCAAACTTTCGAGGCTGATGCAGTTTACCTTGTGAATAGAGTTCCATGGATATGTCACGATATCTTTGTTCGTCTTGATCAGTGCAATCGATCCACTCTGGGTTACTCCACCTATTGCGATAGCCCAACCAGATACTGGTCCACTGTTCGTCATTGGTAGGATCAAAGTCGGTGCGAGAGATGATGATCAACACATTGTCAATGTCAACAACTCCGTCGGCAATGTCTCGAACGCATCGGCTATAACTAAACCCAATCTTCATTGTACTTCCTTGTTGCGGTGTTTGGGTTGACGCTGATACCAAGTACGCACCCGCATGGTCACAGCACGATGATGATTGTGCTTGGCTACCCAGTTGCGAGTTTTTGGTGCGTCTTTGATCTTGTTCATGTTAATCGTATTGCACGTCTGCTAGACGTCCTTCACGGAAAATGTAATAGCAATCTACCAGGCCATAGCTGACCCAAATGCAGTCATTGCCAGGGCGCATGGTATAGTTTTCAATGCCTTTGTCCTGCAGATCTTTTTGCACCAACAAGGCTTCCAATGAGTTTACTTCAGTCATTTTTAATCCCAACTTTTTTTATCACCGTGACGTTCGTTGTAATCGTATCCGGCATGATAAGCTTCGATGTCTTCATCACTCATCAGCTCTTCAGTGAGTTCTGGACTAGATCCAGTGGCGGCCAAATACAAATGGGGTCTGCGTGGACGGCCATAATAACTGTCTGCTGACCCACGGTCAAATGCGCCACCATGTCTTTTATTCTGTTCCATATTCAGTCCATCAAGTCGTAGAGTCTATCGGTCCAGTAACTGTCAAAGTCCTGGCATTCTTGTGCTACCTTGCCAACGAGACTTGCTCGTTGCAAATAGGTACGGCTTCGTTTAGCTTCTTGCAGTTTAGCAATAATCTGATCGATATTTGTGTCCATGCTCTCATCTAGAGCGGTACGAAAAAGTCCTGTCATAATTTGCTCCTTATTGTTTTCTATTATTGTAACGCTGAATTCATTTCTGGTCAAGCGCCGTAGTACACTTCACGATCTGCATCGTCCAGTTGCTGAATCAAGACTTGAATGTCTTCCACCGAAAGATCAAAGCGAGTAGCAACCTGCTCCACAGTGGCGCCTTTGCCCAGAGCTTCTTCAATGTCAATGGCCAAGTTTGAAAAATATCCCATTACAGTTTCCTTTCACGTACATCTGTGTTCAAGTTTGGACGGTGAGTGCGGATTAGCTCACGCTCTCGACGATGTGCATCGGCCTTGCCACGCACCACTTCTAAGATACCATAATCAAAAGAGTCGGTACCACGCTCACGCAAGGCTTCGTACAGTGCCCAGGATTTGTCTTCTGAACGGCTCCGATAAAGATGCTTGTTCATACGCACTCGCAGGCTTTTTTGTACAGTGCTTTCTGTTTTGGCAGTGACACCAATGTAGAAGTCCTCGCCAGAGCGGATTACATAGATCACATGCAAGCGATCTACTCGTTTTTTGCGGGTTACTTTTTTACTTTCCATACATATATTATAACCGAAACCGCATTTTTGGTCAACCTCTTAAAAATCAGTAAGTTAGTGTGTACTAACCTAGTAAAATAGGGGGTGTTGTAAAAAAACAACGGTAATACTTTAGTTTAATGCCCAGCTACACAGAACCCAACTTCAATCGTGCCATGGAACTGTTGCTAAAATCCCACGGTATAGATTACTATTTCATGCCCTGTGCTCTGGGCAAGCCCAACCGCGAACAGCGTTGGCACATTCCCTTGCCCGATATTCCAGCTGAGCGTTGGCGCAACCGAAACTTTCGCTTGGTCATACATGCTCAAGATTTCATACATTTTTATCAAAATCTCTGTGTGGAGTTGCATTGGTTAGAACAGCAGTACACTCCTGAGCAACAGAGCAAGATTATTTTCATTTGCTGGGACCACCGCCTGGGAGAAATCTATCAGGGTAACATTAAAATAGTAAACTTTGCCAGTCACAGTTATGAGCTGATGTTGAAACTCAAACAACGTTGGACCGAATGGAGAGATGTACACAAAAAAGACATCAAACATAACTGGATCTGTTTGAATGGGCGCACCAGAGAATATCGTCAAGAAGTCTACAATCTACTGCGCCATGAACCGTCAGGTTTTGTGAGCCACTCTATATTCAATCCCATTGAACTGCACCGTTACGAAAAGTATGACTTTGATAATGTACAAAACTTTATACACCTCATGCCCATATACCAATCCACACGGTCAAGTATCATAACAGAAAGTCTGTATCAAGATGTGGGCGGCATTGTCACAGAAAAAACTCTGCTGGCCGTGGCAGCCAAGCATCCTTTCATGTGCATAGGTCATAGGCACTGTCACGAAGATATTGCTGATCTGGGATTCCAAAACTACAACGAGTTGTTTGATCTCAGTCACGACACAGAAGATCACACCACTCGCATGTATTCGGCCGTAGAGCGTAATCTTTCAAGATTGCGTGAGCCTATCGATCTAGACACAGTAAAAGAAAAAACGGAAGCCAACTTTGAATGGCTCATGGGTGGCTATACAGAAAGCATTGTAGACCGAGCCAGACAAGATCTACGAATACTGTTTGAGAAAAGTTTGTAGGTCGCCGTACAAGGTTGCCAACATAGCTTCGCGGCTAGAAAAAAATATCAGCTGTTTTTTCTTGACATCAATGTAGTAGGGCCATTGCAGTTTGTGATCTAACTCTAACAACAATCGCTTGCTCATCATGGGTTTGTTTAGACTAAGATCAATGCTCCAAGATTCAAGATCCAATGTTTTTAACACAGTATACCCAATGCCAGTGAGTCTCAGTCCACCAGTGGGACGAATGTTTACATACCAAGATCGCAAGGCATCGTTGACATTGTGTTTGTCTCCCAGGAGATCAACCAGTCGTTGTGTTATTTCTTTTTTATTGTTTGCCATCGGGATAGATCCTATCTCCCGATTTCAATAGCACCACAGTGAACTTGTCGCTCTTGAACTGTTGGTTGAGTTTCTTGGCCAAGTTAATGGCATGACCAGGATTGGAGAATGAGACCTTTTTGTACTTGGGTCCAGGATATTGCACCAGGAAGTTGGAAGTCTTCAAGTTGATGGGAGCATTGTCAAAAAACACAGCCCAGATACCTTCCGACGCCAGCACCTGCTCGGTCTTGTAAGTTGATTTGTTTGTAAGTTCTACTAGAACTTTGGGTTTTGGTCGGCTCATAATAATCTCTCCAGTTTATTTATGATAAACTACGTAGATTAAAATGATCCTCCCTGCATCTCTACCGTGACAACTTCAGGACCTGGTTGAGGTTGGGTGCGTAACTGCTCAATATCTAACAACAAACGTGTGATCTCTGTGTGTAGCATCTTGGCATCTTGAAGAGGGCAAGAAAAGTCCTTGGCGCCTCTCAGCTCAAAATGCTGGAGGCGATCCACGAACTTTTTAATGTAAAGATTGCTCATTACTGGAATGAGAATGCGTCTGCTGAGTGAGCAGGGCCACGATATTCATAGCGTTGCAACAAAATCAACTTGGGACAAAACTGTGTTTCCCAGCGACCGTTGACTTCAATCTGATAATAACCCGCGGCAAACCAAGATTTAGATTTCTTTTTCTTGGTGTAAATGGGTAACCTACGCTGTACATCATAAATGGCGTTGTAGGGCATTCCAGTGGTGGCAAAGCCATTTACTGCGTGTTCTTTATTTTGTTTCTTTTTTTCTGGTGGCTCTTCAAAAATGATCCTGGTCTTGTTCTTTATTGTTTTTATTGTTTTGAACTGCTGTTGATCATTGTACATACGCACAGTGAAGCCGTCAGAACTGGCCTCCACTGCACCTATTTTTTGATCATTTTCTTTTAAGATCCAGTATTTGTTTGCAATCACAGGTTTTGCTAAAATCATGTGTTCAATGCTCCCTGATATGTTTTATTTAACCAACGCCCAAACTGTTCGGCGTTTTCACTTGCTCGGTTGAGTTGGTATTTACCGCAGAATTTCATGAAGTGGCTACCAACTTGCCCTACATCTTTGTGACTGATTTGATCGCATATGGCCGCATCTACAGCTTGTTTTACCGAGTCAGGCTGTGCTGTTAAATCAATCAAACTACGGTTACGATTATAGTCATCTAGTACTCGATGTTCTACTCCGTTGTGGTCAGTCCATCTCTGAAGCATGAGATTGTTCCACGAATATCCTTTGCTTTTACGATCTTCGAACGCTTCAGTAAGACCCACTTTTTTGCTTGTGCCTTTAGTACGCACACCTGGATACGCTGAGAAGACATTATCACTGGTATCACCACGCATGCATTTCTCAAACAACAACCATTCTGGGTCTGGGATTGTTTTGGGTTCTTTGGTTTTCTTGTCAATGACTTGCTTGCCTTTGGCATCGTATATTCCTTGGATAGTCAATAGCTCATCAGTGATGCCGTTGTATTGTTGTACATTTTCTGACAGAAGTTGCACAAAGTCTGTGTCTGAACTAACAATCACATGTTCATCTTGCGGATGTAGTGCAATCCAGCGAGCAATGATATCGTCGGCTTCAGCGTTGGGTTCACGAATCACTGAGCAGTTGGTCTTGGCGCCAAGATAATCTTTGAACATGTCAAAGGTTTCCCAAAACAGCGTGTCTTCTTCTTGTTCTTTTTCTGTCAAGGCCGCACGAGCCACAGCACGATTCTTTTTGTAAGGCTCGTAGTGATCCTTACGCCAGCTACGACCTTCTAGGCAGAACACCACATGATCAGCTTGAAACTTGTTGAACACTTTGTTTACTGCACTCAGTGTAATATGCAGAGCATAGCCAACTTTTTCCCACGGGTCCTCAGCACGGAAAGCCACGTGTCGGGCACGGAAAAACATATTGGCAGTATCAATCAGTAGATATTTCATGTTCACAAGAGTTTGTTATCGATACAGTATTGTAACATAAAACGCGACCAAAATCTATGGGCATCTTTACCAAAATGCCATGATTTGGGTGCAACTGTGTTGTGTCCGTTTTGTTGTAGTATTTGGTCAAATGTGCGGTCTGGGCTGTAGGGATCTATATAACTGGTACCCCAGTTGTGTCGTTGCCGTTTACCAATCTCTCCAAAATGATTGTTGCCATTGAAGAACACATGTGGTATTTTTCGATCTTCAAGTTCTTGGTGTAACTGCCAGATTTGGTCATGTGCTTGTTCAGTCTTGTATGTCCAATCTGTTCCAATCACATAGTTCCTGTACTTTTCCTGTAGTTCCGCTGGAACATGGTCAAGTCCGCTGGAACCAACTTGATAGTAGACGCCGTTGTGTAACCATTCTTCTCGTTCCCAAG